ACTGAGACGATTAGGCCGGGGGCGTTTAAGAAAACGTTGAAGGAAGCCGATGTCCGGGCGTTGTTTAACCATGACCCGCATCTAGTTTTGGGTCGTAACGTGGCCGGAACGTTGAGGCTCGAGGAGAACGCTGAGGGCCTTCTGTATGAGGTCGATTTGCCTGATACGTCTACGGGGCGTGATGTGGCGACGCTGCTCGAGCGTGGAGACATTTCGGGTTCGTCGTTTGGGTTTCAAACTATCGCTGATAATTGGGACGACGGTCAGCCCATTCCGGTTAGGACGCTTTTGGAGGTTGCGTTGAGAGATGTTGGGCCGGTCACGTTCCCAGCTTACGTCGACGCCTCTAGCGCTCTTAGGTGTTTAGCTGAGGCAAGGTCTTTGGATTATGAGGTGTTGGCAGCTGCCGCCACTTCTAACAAGCTCTCGGAGGCGCTTAGCGTTTCCGTTGTGGGTGAAGCTGAGGGGGATGATGGCCGAGACGAGCTCACCGTTGTCCGCCGGCGCAGTTTCTTCCGCTGATAGCCGGGTAACCACTATCGTTTAAGTGACACGATTTGGGCAATTCCGCCCGTCTACTTTTTAGGAGTTAATTATTATGACCGCATCGCACATGGCGATCAAGCGAGCTTTTGAGGCTCGCCGCAAGAACCAGGACGCTTTGCAGGCGTTGTACGCCGGCGCAGAGGATCGCGACCTTACGGCCGACGAGTCCGCTTCCGAGGCCGCTATTGTGGCCGATTTGGCTGAGCTCGCTGAACGCGAAATCGGCCTTGTCGATACTATGGAAAAGGAAGCTCGGGCCGGGGAATTTTTCCAGGCTTCCGCAGCTGCCGGTATTTCCACTGAGCCGCCGGCCGCTGAGGGTCGCAGCTTGCGTAGTGTCCTTCGGGACATTGGCAGCGGTGCAGCTGTTGGGCCGCATCATATCGAGCTTCGAGACGCTGTAACCTTGCAGGCCGGTTCGGCCACTGACGGCGCAGAGCTGTTGCAAACGGATCTGAGTTTCAATCTCGTCGACTATTTGCAGGCGTCCATTGGCTCGATGCGGGCTGGTAGCACAGTGATAACTACCAGCGGCGGGAACGCATTGGTGCTACCAACTGTTTCCTCGCACTCTACAATTTTGCTCGAAGGAGAAACGGACACAATTGCAAAAAGTGCACCACAACTTAGCTCCGTCCAGCTCGACAGTTATAAGTATGCCGTGCTAATTCAGGCGAGCCGTGAGCTTCTAGAGGACGCGGCTTTCCCGTTCGAGAATTTCTTGATCGAGCAGGCCACCGACGAAATCGGGCGTTTGGTCGGAACCGAGTATATTACTGGTTCCGGTTCTGGTGCTCCGCAGGGTATCGACTTGGCAACCACGCTGAGCGTAACGTCGGCCAGTACCACAGAGTGGACTGCCGACGAGCTCATATCGGTTTTTCACACGCTGACAGACCGCTACCGTGAACGTGCTGCTTGGATCATGAACGATGGAACCGTGCAGGAGCTTCGCTCTTTGAAGGATTCTTCGGGCCAGTATCTGTGGCAGCCAGGTCTATCTGCTGGACTTGTCGACACACTCTTCGGAAAAAAGGTCGTCACCGATAATGCGGTGATGGTCACTGCGACCGGAAATGAATCTCTCATATTCGGCGATCTGGCGCGAGCGTATACAATCCGACTCGTCGGCGGTCTCGATGTGTCGAGGTCTGATTCGTTCGCGTTCGACTCCGATCTGACTACGTGGCGCTTCGTTTTGCGAACCGATGGTGTGATCACCGATGAAAACGCTGTTGTCATTGGTCACAACGCCTAATGGGTGCGCGATCGAATAGCACCTATGCTGCGGGGAAAACGTTCACTGATCGTGAGGGAGTTTTTCATCCTTCAGCTCAAACCGTGAACACAATCACCACCGCTATCAATCGGACGCTCACTTCTGACGAAAGCGGCTCGACCGTTTTCGTCACTGCCGCCGACAAAATTATGACGCTGCCGGCTACACAGGCTGGCCTAACGTACACCTTCGTCCTCGGGAATGGCGGGTTGTCGTCTGGTACTGGGCTTTCAATTAGTCCAGCGGCTGCCGACGCAATCGACTCAAACGGCGATGACACCGACTTTGTGAACTCGGGCGCGACAGACAGCGTCGGAGACTCTGTGACCGTGGTCGGCGATGGTGCCGGCGGTTGGTATGCAATGAATGTACAGGGAACCTGGACCTGATACAGGGCCAGCCCGACAAGAATGCGTGGGACCTTCGAGGCTCTTTGGAGCTTCGGAGGTCCCTGTATTCTGCTGTTTATGTCCCATATCTGAACTATTCGTCAAGTATCTCAGGATGGTCTGAGTCCTCCTGAGAGGCCTCCTACGAGGTTTGGACCCTGTTGGGTCGTACTCATCCCTCTCGATATTCTCCGCTGATTCTGAGACATAAGCCCTGGTCAGAGGCCATGAATTCTGACCCCATTCTGGGCCACTCAAGAGAGTGGCCACTCAACTCATCAGGCTGCTGGGTTGTAATTCTCTCCCTCACCTGCTAGGAGCCTCTATGGCATATACCACACTGGCAGTAGTCAGAGCAATGGAGGGCATGGAGGACGCCACTGCCTGGCCTGATGCCACGATCACTGAGTCAATTGCCTGGTCCACTCAACTCATTGATTGGTACACAGGAACCTCTTGGGAAGCCAAGGCCTTTGACATAACGATCAGTGGCTCAGGCACTGGGTCCATCAGACTGATTGATCCAACCACAGGCAGGAGAGTCCTCTTCCCTGTGACAGTCTCTTCCTCCACTGTGGATGCCGTAGGTCAGACTGTTTCCTCCTGGGCTCTCTTCCCTGAGGGCATCATTGTCAGAGACTCAGGCACCTTCACCTATACCCATCCGGGCAACAACGTCAACCTCGTTGGTACTGCCGGAGCGACCACCACAATCCCTGATGACCTGGCCTTCTGCGCCAGGACCATCTCTCGCCAGTATTGTTTGGACTTGATCAGCAGGGTTGATGATCGTGCTGTGATGATGACGAACGACTTTGGAACCATCAGGCTCTCTCAACCAGGTCGCCTCTACCCGACAGGTATGCCTGCTGTTGACGCAATCTTGAACCGACGCAAGCAGCGTGGACCTGTGGTGGCATAATGGCAGGTACTACAGCTGCGGCCCTGAAGACAGCCTTGAAGACTGCCATGGCTGCTGACGTCGGGCTGGTCAACATCCCCATCTCCTATGGTGACCCTGGTGACCTTGGGAGAACAGAACATATCTGGATGGGCGCTGCCGAGGAAGGCTCCTCTGAGCCTACAGGCATGAGATCCTCCAGGAAGCGCAGGGAGGAAGAGTATGTCTTTGATGTGGTGGTTGAGGTCTCTTCCAAGGCCAGGCCAGAGTCCAATGAGGCCAGGGCGGTTGTCCTGGGTACCATCATTGAGGAGCTGATTGCTGATGATCCCAAGATCAGCAACACCACCAACCTTCTCTGGGTCATGCTGGACAGCTTTGAGCTGGATACCACTGAGCTGAGTGAAGGTCCACGCACCGTGTTCACCTTGACCCTGAGAGCTAAAGGGAGACTCCTTTGAAATACACCTATCAAGGTGGTAGAGCCCACCTGGATGTCAAGCTTCCCAATGGCCGCTGGTTGTGCGTTGCTAGGGGAGACACTGTTGAAGTCAATACTGCTGAGGCTAAGGCCTTGGCAGACCTACCAGGCTGGTCAAAGAAGGCCAGCCAATCCACCACCACTGAGTCCTTGGAGGACTGAATCATGGCATCCATTCTTGACGTGGCCATCCTTCTCGGCAAGGAGAGCACCTACGGCACACCAGCCACTCTCTCTGATGCCTTTGAGGGCAAGGCCGACACCTATCAGAAGGTGCATGAATACATAGACTCCATTGGCTTCAGAGGCGGCATGGAGACTTTGAGGTCTGACAGACGCAACGCCATAGCAATGGGAGGAGAGGGTTCGCTCGAGCTCGACATTCTCACGACCGGCTGGGGTTTCCTTCTCCAGGCCATGCTTGGCTCAGTTAGTGGACCCACTCAAATTGCTGCCACAACTGCTTACAAGACCACAGCCACCTCCACTGCTGCTGATCCTGATGACTCCTTCACTGTGCAGATTCAGAGGGTTGACGCACTTGGTACCCTCCAGTCTTACACCCATCATGGTGGAGTCATCACTGGCTGGAGCCTCAAGCAAGATGTTGGTGGCCTCCTGGTAGCCAACTATGACTTTGACTTCGAGGACGTCGATACCAGCACCGGCAATGGCACTCCTGCCTACGCAGCAAGCAACTCTCCTTTTGACTGGACCATGGCTGCTTGCACTCTGGACAGTGTTGCCACTGACATTCAGAGCTTTGAGCTGACTGCTGACCTGGCTCTCAAGACTGACCGCCACTTCCTCAACGCAACCAGCCCTCTGAAGAAGCAACCCATCAGGACTGGTATGCCTGTCTATGAGGGTACCATAAGCCTGGAACATATCGGAGTGGTTGAGTACGCAGACTTTGTGGCTGGGACCATCATCCCTATCACAATGACCTGGACTGGAGCAGTCATCGAAAGCGCCGAGGTCGAAGAAGTTGTCATCACCTTGGCTGCTTGCCAATACACAGGCAATGAGCCTGTCTCCTCACTGACTGACACTCCTGTCTCTACGCTGCCCTTCAAAGTTCTGGACAATGGCACTGCCGCTGCCGTGGTCATTGAATACACCTCTGTTGATACAGCACTCTGAGGTTTTTGATGGCTAGACCATTGATGACAGTAAAGGTGGATGGTGCCAAGCAGCTCAGACGCATTGCCAAAAAGGTCTCCAAGGAGGAATCCAAGGAGGCCCTGAAGCGTGGCCACAAGGAGGCTGCTGAGGTTGTATCCAACAAAGCCAAGGCACTTGTACCAGTTGAGTCTGGTGCTCTCAAGAGGAGCATCAGGCCTCTGGGCAGCCAGGCTGCTGCCAAGGTCAGGGCTGGCAACGGGACCAATGTTCCTTACGCTGGCGTGGTCCACTATGGCAACCCTCATGTCAGAACCAAGTCAAATCCCTTCCTCACCAAAGCAGTAGCTAAGAAATACCCAGAAGTGAGAAGAATCATTGAAGGTCTTTATCGAGACCTGGCCAAGAAGTTGGCCACCACCAGACGCTGACAAGGAGCGCACCCTATGAGTGATTTAGATATTGATCATCTTGAGCTTGACTTGGATGACTTGACCATTGGAGAGATGGAGGACATTGAGGACATCATTGATGCTCCCATTGATTCTCTGACTGACCCCACTGCCAAGAAGGCCAAGACCTTGAGGGCTCTGGCCTTCATAGCTGCCAGACGCACTCACCCTGACATCAAGCTGGGTGACCTGGATAACGTCAAGCTTAGTGTCCTCGGCGGTGGTGAGGAGCCTGACCCTTCTTGAAGGAGCGGACCCTCCTAAGGGCTGCCCTCTGTCGGGAGTATCACCTGACCTGGGCTGACACCTCAACCCTGAGACTCTGGGAAGTCAGGGTCTTGGTTGGTCAATTAGAGGAGGAGAACCGCTCAAGAGAGCAAGCAGACAAGCAGCAGTCCAAGGCTGCCAAGAGACCAAGCAGCCCAGGAACCAAGATGGTTCCAGTCATGACCTGAGGAAGTTGACCCATGGCCAAGCCCATCACCATTAAGGTCACTGGAGATGACTCAGGATTCAAGCGCACAATGCGTGGAGTCAATGGGTCACTTGGTGGCCTTGAGCGCAATGTTGGTAAGATGGTCGCCAGAGTTGGCGCTCTCCTTGCTGGGATAGGCATTGCCAAGGTTGGCTTGGACTCCATCAGGATGGCCTCTGATATAGAGGAGGCCATGTCCAAGGTTGGGGTGGTCTTTGGAGAGTTGTCTAATGGTGTCATTGCTGACAGCCAGGCAGCAGCCAGAGCCCTTGGTATCAACCAGGCTAACTATCTGACCTACACCTCCAACATTGGTGCTGCTCTGGGCGCTGCTGGTGCCACTGCCAAAGAGGTCAGTGACCTCTCCACTGGTGCTGTCAAGACCTTTGCTGACATGGCCTCCTTCCACAATGCTGAGGTGGCTGATGTCTCCCTGGCTTGGGAGTCAGCAATGAGGGGAAGCTTTGAACCCATTCAAAAGTTCATGCCCTTTATCACTAACGAGTTCCTCCTGAACTATGCTAAGATCAACGGCATCATTGATGACAGTGTCACCAAGCTGGATGTCCACACTAGGGCCATCACTCTCCAGGCCATTGCTATGGATGAAGAGTTGAACCCTGCCCTGGATGACTTTGCTGAGACTCAGGGCGGAGCAGCCAACCAGGGACGCATCCTCTCTGCCCAGTTTGACAACCTCAAAGGACGCATTGGCTCAGCCCTCCTCCCTGCTGTCACTGCCCTGGCTGTCTATTTCAATGACGAACTCCTGCCAGCTTTGGCTGATGCGTGGGACTGGCTCAAAGAGAAGCTCACTCCTGTCTTTGGATTCCTAAAGGACATGGTCAAAGATCATGTCATCCCTGCCCTAGAGCGCTTCTGGGAGTGGGTAGGTCCCAAGCTCGTTCAGGCTGCCGAATGGGGCAAGGAAAAGGTCATCCTCTTGGTCGAGGCCATCGAGGATATTGTTGTCTGGCTCTGGGACAAAGGAGTCATCAAGGCCCTTGGTGAGTTCATTGCTGCCGTGGGGGAGGCAATACCTGACGCCATTGAGCTGGGAGTTGCTGCCATCGAGAGCCTGGTCGGGTGGTTCAAGGAGCATGATGAAGCCCTTGGAGCCTTGACGGCGGCCATGGTTGCCTTTGGCATATTCATGGCCACCAAGTTTGTCATCCAGATGGCCATAGCAACGGCAGCAGTCTTGACTCAGGTC